GTAGATGGTACAAAGATAGCTGACAATGCTATCGGATCAGAACATCTACAGGCAAACTCTGTAGGAACTTCTGAAATAGCAGATGCAGAACTAACAACACTAGCAGGTATGCAGTCTGGTACAGCTTCTAAGTTAGCTGATAGTACAGCTTTGACTTCTGATATAGCTGATCTAAACCAGTTAGATGGCATGGCAAAACAGACTACTATAACTGATGATGATACAAAGTTTCCTACCTCTGGTGCTGTTGTAGATTACGTAGCTGCACAAATAGCACCTATTGGTGGATTAGAAGTCATAGCAAATGAAGATAGCTTTCCTACTACACAACCTTCATCAGGTGTAGTAATAAGTATTTCAGATATAGAAGGTCTTATTGTTAATGGAAGTGGTGTTGCTACAAATGCAAGAACATCAGGTAACGGATCAGATAACGTCACTATTAATGGTTTTCCTTCTAGCTT